TAATATAAGCGGACAAGCGAACTTTAAACAAACACAGGTATTTAGTGAATAATGGCAAATTTTTTAGGAACAAGAGATAGTAACGTTGCAATATCAACGGACAATGCAGCAAGAAAGGTATTAATACTTGATACTATAACTGACTTTGATGATGGAGTTGGAAATATAGAATCTGCTGAAGGTTTGTTTGATTTAGGAGGAACTAACCAATCAACAAATCCTACTAATTTTAATGGTAATATTGTTAGTGAGGGTTTTTATACATTTTCAAATACTTTATCACTTGATGCTATATATGATGTAAGTTTAGGAGCTATATTGGGTATGAGTAGTGAGGATGAATACGATTTATTTGATTCAGGAAGAGGAGCTACCTTATTTGAGGATGCAAAAGCACCTTTTGATGGATCAAGTGAAATACAATGCGGTGCTGAAATACAAGTGGGTGCGGATGACTCTGATTTAGCAAATATAACTAGCTTTCAAAAAATAGCACAGCAAAGCACTATAAAAGGTAGGTTTTTTAAGTTTAGATGTAGAATTACATCTGAGGATAATAAGGTAAGAGCAAAGGTTCACGACCTTAAGTTTTCCGTTAATTTTGAAAAAAGAACTGAGTCAGGTGAGGATATAGTTTCATCAGCTTCAGGAACAGATATAACGTTTACAAATGGTTTTTTTGCAACCCCATCAATAGGTGTTGCAGCACAAGGAATGGCAACAGGTGATTTTTTCACAATAACATCAAAATCTAAAAATGGTTTTACAATTAGGTTTTTTAATAGTAGTAATACAGGGATATCAAGAACTTTTGATTTTCAGGCAGTAGGACATGGCTTGAAATCTTAATTGAATAGGAGTAAAAAGACATATGGCACAAGTTTCAGATTATACTTTAGACAATCAGGGTTTTGCTTCATTTAGAACTGAACTCAATAATATTCTAGCAGCTATTAATACTAGCAATCTAGGATCATCTGCACCATCATCTGTTGCACAAGGCACGTTATGGGTGGATTCAGGAACGTCAGGTAAATTAAAAGTAAAATTAAATGACGGAACGGACAACGTAGAGTTATTTGAAATAGATATCTCATCAAACGCAATAACAAGTAATATGTCCGTAACAGGAACAATAACAGAAGCTGACCCAAATGCTATTCCATTTGCGGTGGCTTTAGGAAGTTAAAATATGGCAAACAATTTTGATGATGCAACAGTAGCAATATCTAATAACAGCTTAACGGATATAGTAACTGCTAGTTCAAAATCTTTAGTAATTGCTGGAACATTATGTAATACAGGGGGAACATCAATTAATGTTACTCTAAAAAAATATGATAATGGTTCAACAACTGCTTTCACGATTTTAAACACAGTTCCTTTACCAAGTGGTTCGTCATTAGAAATACCTAAGATCGTTTTAAATACGTCTGATAAAATACAGGCACAATCAGATGATTCTTCAGGTAATCTTACAGTTGCGTTGCAATTATTAACACAGGTATCGTAATGACAAATTATATTGGTAATAAACCAGCAGATATTCCACTTTCTGTAAGTGATATTCCTGATCTACCAGCATCTAAAATTACATCTGGAGATATAGATGTAGCTAGACTTGGTAATGCAACAACAGATTTACAACCAGTTAAATCTGATATTACAGCTTTAGCATTAAGAGAGGCTACTAATGAAAGTTCATCTGCTTTTAATTTACCAAATCAATTTATAGATACATTTACAGATGCCACTTATTTAGGAACACAAACAAATGGAGCTTTAGGTAGTGGTTTTTGGGCAACAGATTTTGTAGCTTTTACTTCTTCTGCTGGTAATGAAACACCAATTACAGATGGAGATTATACAGTTTTAAAATGGATTAATACAAGTGGAACAAATAATATTATATTAGGTGCAAACTTAGTTGTTGACTACCTTGTAGTAGGTGGAGGTGGTGGAGCTGGAGGCTCTGCTGGTGACTTTACTGCTGGAGGCGGTGGCGGAGGCGGTGCTTATCGTTATGCCACAGGTCAAACTTTAGCCGCTGGTACACATTCAATTACAGTTGGAGCTGGAGGAACTGGTGGAGCTAATTATTCAACTGCTGGAGCTAATGGTGGAGATTCTGTATTAGGAAGTATTACATCTAACGGAGGTGGAGGTGGTGGTACTTATGCTGCTGATACTGGTGATAGTGCAAATGGTTCTGGTGGTGGAGGTGGAGTTTCTGCTGGAGCAAGTAGACGAGATGGTGGTACAAGTGGTGCATACGGAAATGATGGTGGTGACGGAACAGACTATGGTGGCTGGGGAAGTAGAGCTGCTGGTGGTGGCGGAGGTGCTGGAGGAGCTGGTGGTAATGCTAGTGGTGGCACTGGTGGTGCTGGTGGAGCTGGTTCAGCTAACTCAATAACTGGAAGTTCTCAAACTTATGCCTCTGGAGGAGGTGGTGCTGGTCATAGTACTGGTGGTGCAGGTGGCACAAATGCTGCTAATGGTGCATCAGGTGAAGGAAATGGAAATAATGCTACAGCTAATTTTGGTGGTGGCGGTGGTGGTTCTGCCGTTAATACTGGTGGAGCTAGAGCTGGTGGAAATGGTGGAAGTGGAATAGTTGTTGTAAGATATCAAACATCTTTAGCAAGTGGTACAAATGCTACTGGCGAAATAATACAATCTGCTAATCCAGTATCTTCTGCTAAAACAAAAGTTGGTGGAACATTTTTATATAAAGATTTACATGGAACAAATACAATAGGAACAGATTTAAAAATATACTTTTCTTGTAATGGTGGTTCAAACTGGACAGAGGCATCAAGCTATTCTGCGATTACACCAGTTTATTCTACTGGTATTAAACAAGTTAGATTAGGTCAAACGACTTGCACTTCAGGTACAGATATTCGTTATAAAGCAGTATGGGCTAATCAATCAGCAGGTTCAAAAGTTGCTCAAATACATGGAATAGGAACTAATTACTAATGGCTATAATAAAAATATCATCATTAGGATTACAAGCAGGAGCTGGTGGCATATCTTGGCAATCAGTTGTAACTGCTTCAACTCTTAACGCTGAATCAAACAAAGGTTATCCAATAAACACTACTTCAAATACTTGCACAATCACAATGCCATCAAATCCTAGTGTCGGTGATACTATTGTTTTTGTTGATTATGCAAGAAATTTTGCAACAAATAAAATTATTATAAATCCAAACTCAAAAAATTTTCAAGGCAACACATCACCAAATCCTGAGTATGATACAAATGGTCAATCTATTACTTGTACTTATATTGATGCTACTAAAGGTTGGATTCCAACAGTAGATGATGATGTAACTTTTGAAACTCCCCAATATGCACAAGTTGATTTTTTATGTATTGCTGGTGGTGGTGGCGGAGGTTCAGGCGATTTTGCTACTGGTGGAGGAGGCGGAGGTGCTGGAGGCTATCGTAATTCTTATTCTTCCGAAAGTTCAGGTGCTAATTCAAGTTCAGAAAGTAGATTAAATATGTTCCCCTCAACAACATACACAATAACTGTTGGCTCAGGAGGTTCAGGTTCAACTGGAAGTTCAGATAACGGAAGTAATGGAAATGATAGTTCAATCGCTGGATCAGATATTACTAATATTGTTTCAACAGGTGGAGGAAGCGGAGGAAATGATACAAATTCTGATGGAAATGTTGGAGGTTCAGGTGGCGGATGTTTTGGTAATGGGCCGAACTTCACAGGATCTGCTGGAACTGCAAATCAAGGAACAAAAGGTGGTGATGGATCATCAGGTGTTACGACTAGAACATCAGGAGGCGGTGGCGGAGCATCTACTGTCGGTGTAGATGGAACAGCAACAGTTGCTGGAAATGGCGGATCAGGTTTATCATCTTCAATTACAGGATCAGCAACCTCTCGTGCTGGAGGCGGAGGCGGAGGTTGTATTAATTATAGTGGAACGAAAACTCCAGGTACTGGTCAAGATGGAGGAGGAAATGGTGGAAATTCAGATGGTAGTGGAAACAATCCATCTGCCGCAACTGCTGGAACTGCCAACAAAGGTGGCGGTGGAGGAGGAGCGACAGGAAACTCATCTGCACAAGGAGGATCAGGTGGTAGTGGTGTTGTAATTTTAAGAATGGCAACTTCAGATTATTCAGGAGCATCTACTTCAGGTTCACCGACAGTTACAACAAGTGGAAGTGACACAATATTAACATTTAACGCAAGTGGGAGTATTACTTTATCATAATGGCAAATTTTGCAAAATTAGGAACAGGAAATATTATAGAAAAAGTAGTTGTAGTAAGTAATCAAGTTATTACTGACAATGATGGTAACGAGCAAGAACAATTAGGTGTTGATTTTCTAAATAATTTATACAAAACTAGAGATGTATGGAAACAAACATCTTTTAATAATAATTTTAGAAAAAATTTTGCTGGAATAGGATATACTTATGATGAACAAAGAGACGCATTTATTCCACCAAAACGTTACCCAAGTTGGATTTTAGATGAAGAAACTTGTTTATGGAAAGCACCAATTGATTATCCTGAAGATGATAAAAATTATAATTGGAATGAAGAATTGAAAAATTGGGAAGAATTAGTATGACAAGATATATAGGAAAACAACCAGCTTTCGGAAACTTTGTAAAACTAGACGCAATAAGTGTAGTTAATGGTCAAGCGGCTTACACTATGCAAAGTGGCAGTTCTAATTTTACAAACTATGATAATGTTAATCAATTTATAGTTTCACTTAACGGAGTAATACAAGCACCAACAGATTCATTTACAGTTTCAGGTTCTACAATTACATTTGCGTCAGCTTTAAGTACAGGTGATGTTATAAACTTTATTTTAGTTTTAGGTGATGTGCTTTCAATAGGAACTCCAAGCGACAATACTATTTCAACTGCAAAATTACAAGACAACGCAGTACAAACTGCAAAAATACAAGATGATGCAGTTACAAAAGCTAAAGTTAATTTTATTTCTGACTCTACTGCTGGTGTAGAAGTAAAAGGTGATGGTGGAAGTAATGATGGTTATATTCAATTAAATTGTAGAGTAAATTCACACGGAATAAAATTAAAATCACCACCTCATAGTGCTGGTCAATCTTACACTTTAACTTTTCCATCTACTGCTCCAGCAACAGATAAATTTTTAAAAACTGACAACTCAGGAAATCTAAGTTTTGCAGATGCTGGTGGTGGTAAAGTTTTACAAGCTGTTACAGGCACAAGTTCAACTGCATCACAAGGTTCAGAAACATCTTTTACAGATACAGGTTTAAATGTAACTATCACACCATCATCTTCATCATCAAAAATTTTAATTATGGCACATACAACAGGATTAATAGATACAAACGGACACTTTGTTTATTTTACTATTGAAAGACAAATAAGTGGTGGTTCAGATACTAACATT